TTGGGAATTGAACTCTGGGTCTTTTTGGGATTATGCTAAAGCGTGCATATATAATTGGCTGGCAGGGGGGGGTGTATCGGTTGAAAGACATACCCCCTCGAAATAGGGGACATTTTTTCCCAGATGACCTGTACCCCTTGAAAATAGAGATCGTGCCTAAATGGGGCTAATATGAGCGTTTAAATGGATTCTAGGTTATATGATCTAGCTATATTCTAGCTGTCCTAGATTCAGGTAAATAAAGTAGACCTGGGCGCACAGTAAAAACACCTGGGCAAAAAAATACCCCCCAATGCGCAAACAAAGGGGGGCAAAATTAGAAGTATTTACTTTTCAGATTGCTTATAGAATCCGACTATTTCATTTCGGTTATTTAACTGAAAGAAAGCATTACCCTCAAGCTTATCAAGGTTGCCTAGTTCATCAAGTAAACAATTGATTTCATGCTCAGCGAATGATCCTCTCTCTACGGGTAGGAATTCCTGTTCATACTCAAGCATTGGAATAATGGTATATTGACCGCATGGCTCAACATCTATAAAGACATATTCCTCACGCCAATGATTAAGATTCTCATTCTTATATCTAGTTGTGAATAGTTCGCCCATAATATCGGCTTGTGTTTCTGGATCGTAGTTCATAAGTTCCCCCTTAGATTGAATAAATACAGATTAATAAATATACGAATAGCATAAAGCTTAACGTCTCTACTAGTTCAAGCATAAAAGCTTTGATTTTATCTCTTTTATAATGCGACATTATTTGCCCCCATCAAGTAATTGATTTAGAGCGTCCTCATAGGTTGCACACTCTACGGGATACCATTTCCTTGAATCGATGTACTCTTGTTGTTTGGGTGTCAATTCAAAAAAGCATTCCATCATTTTATTTTCTGCTCTGGATTTCTTAGCCCTTAAACTTCTTTCCATAGCTACGTCTTTAAAATCACGATGTATCTTTGTGTCCACCTCTGGGTGTAATGGCAACTCATTTAAAAAGTTTTCTAAGTTCTCCTCTGCCACGCAGTATTTCAAGTCAGAGATGATGGCTTTTTTTAGTGTCTTACTTAAGTACATAATATTTTCTCCTTTGTTTATGTTAGACCCCAAGTTAAACGGATTAAATGAGTGTGTCAAGTAATTAATTGAAATTATTTTTTTCTGGGTATCCTTTGCCCGATAGGGTAGGGCGATTAATCAGAGTAGGGGAGTAAAAGGGTAGGGCAGAGAAAAAAGGGGGCGTATTTCAGCCCCCATAACTTAGTATTATTAGGCAACCTTTAAAAGGTTTTCTGGCACAAACTTGGCGCGGATTACTGACTCTCTTTTAGTCCTAAGAGCGTCTAAGCTTTTGACCTCTCTGCTTGTGTGTCCGTGACTGCTCCAATCTGTCAAGGCATTGTAAACAGTCCAAACACTAGCACTTGAGTTTTTAGTATATCTGTTATGAAGTTTAAGCAAAGTCTCAACGCTCTTTGGGTGCTGGTATTCATTTTTCATTTTAGCCCCTGTGACTTGGTAGAATAGTTCTAGCGCCTTTTCACCTGTCACTGGCATTTCTCTCCATTGCTTCCACTTTTCATTTTCTTTTTGAAACAGATTAATGGCATTAATCAAGTAATTACCCGCAGTCTTTACATTTAGGCTGTTAGTGTGTTTGCTTCTGTAAGTGGCTAGGCTATTTAAAAATACCTGTCCATTGTTGCAAAGTATACGCACCGCGCCAAATGACATCATGAAAGGAAAGGAACCATCAAAAGAATTAATGCAAGTCAATTCTAGTTGGCTCTGATCCTCTGGGGCTACCTCTTGAGATATAGCGGGGAAAATATAACGTGCATACGCTCTTGCGCCATCGTGTGAAACGTCAATTTTCCTAGTCATTCCCGTTAGGTCAAGATCGGACTTAGCTATAATATCTTCAGCCCGTCTAAACATGTCGGGGTGTTGCACCTCATTATAATTGTTTCCTTTAACGTCTAAGACTTGGAGCGTGTCAGTTCTAACTAGTGCCTTTTTGTTATAAACTGGGATATCATGACCAGCAGTTAAGTTCATTTTTTTAACGGTGAACTCCGCTCTGCCGTAGTCTCCAAGTTCCTGAAGTGTTTTTAGCCTGTCGTTATAAGGACTGTTTAAGTAAGATATATTCATAATGTTTTCTCCTGTAGTTAAGATTAATAAAATATCTTAAATACAATATTAAAGTAAACAATTGAGCCTGTCAAGTAAATAATTTACAAAAACACAAAAGGAGCGTTTAGGCTCCTAATGTGTACTTCAAGGGGGAAATATGAAGTTTTAATTTTGTGCGTATTGCTCCGATGGTGTCGGGTCAATGACTTGGTGCATTTCCTTGTCATATTCCCGCACTAATTTATCATTTTTAGAAATGAACTCATCGAGATCACCATTGTAAAACAATTCCCAATCGTTTGAACCGTAATCTGATAAACGCCACGCTTTTAAATGATTTTTTTCTAGGTCATATCTGTATTCGGTGTCCCCGTGTATTTCATGACTTTGAGTGAGCCTTGCGTCTTCATTGGCTCTTATAAAGTTTTCAGCCAATATATAGGGGACGTTCTGCCCGTACCTGTTGACTCCTAAATTAAAATTTAAAGCCTTGTAAAAAGAGCGACTCGCTCCTGTTGGGTAGTTGTCCCAATGTTGATATATTACAACCTCTAAACCGTCTTCACTTTTCATTTTATAAGTTGCTCTAGTTCCCATTTTATATACTCCTGTAATTGTTAGTAACTACAGTATAAAGTAAACAATTGACACAAGTCAAGCATTTTTTTAATTTAATTGTAAAAGAGCAAAAGTAAGAATAAATTATATCATTTTTTAAAGTTGTTTTATTCATGTTTATCCTTTAAAACTCTTTTAATATCAATTAGTTACAGGCGTTTTAATCGTCTTCAGAACTACAATAATGCACTTTCTGGAACCGATCATTTATTAATTGTACCCTCTCTTGGTAGAATTTTTCGCTGATCTCTCCTATTGTTTTTTTAGTTTCATCAAGTTTTTTTTCCATGCTTTGAATTAATCGCTTGACGCTGTCGAAATCATCATCTGAAGCGTTTTCTTCTATTGCATCTAAAAGCATATATAACCTGTCATTTTGCAAGTCTAAAATTTGTTTGCACCGTTGTAGCTTGTCGTCAATCATTTAAAACCTCTTCTGGGTGAATATCTAAAGCAATTTCAAAAGCATAATTTTGGACTGAGTCTAAAAATTGACCTTTTCTAATGCTTGTTAAAATTAAAGTAAACACTTCAGTTACTGTTGAATATTTACAGATAAAAGTAAACAACTGAATTAATGGCATATTTAATATTTTATCATGCAACAGATCGTAAAGCGCATCTTTGTAACAGTCTTCTTCACGCATAGCCAGCCACTACCTCTTCACTTTCAATCTCTGTTATATCTTCATCTGTAAGTTCAATATCATGGTTATCACGGAAAGTATCTTTAATATATTCGATATATTCCTCTTTAGTTTCAAACCCAGCTCCTGAATCGTGAACAGTAATTGTTATAATGCTATTCCAAATTTTCATTACGCCACCCCCTAATTTTGCAAGTTAACTTGTATTCTCATTTCGACTTGCCTTATTTCCATTTGCTCCTCATCAACACTCATATTGATACGCTCAATGGCTCTCGCAATATCATGTTGAGTTTCTTGACCATAAAACTCCTCATAATAAAATGGTTGTTCTGCTAAAGATTCTTCAAAGCGTACTTTTTTGCCTTTGCCGACTTGTTTTCTTATGACTTCAAAAGCCATTATTGTTGTACTTGTTATCATTGTTTTCTCCGTTGTTTGTATTAATGTAAAACGATTGTTTGTTTATGTCAAGCATTAAATTGATGGGGGGCATTTTGGTAACAGGAACTGCCCCCCGATCAACTACCCTTGCTCAGGGTAACAGGACTCGATTACTCTTGTCGTATTTTTTGCCACAGTCATGACAGTAGGAAGCAACAATACAACCTAGCCAAAGCGCATGATCCATCCGATCTACTTCTTGAACATATTCCTCGCCTTCCTTAATTGGCGTTTTACATTCTCTGCATGAGACAGGATGGCTAGTTTTTCGCATAAATGTTGTGACATACTTTGCGTATTTAGAGTTTTTCATATTTTCCCCTATTTATTGTTAATGTAAGTACATTATAAACTGTTTACTTTACATTGTCAAGCATTAAATTGAAATAAATAAAATGTACTATTGACATAAATTAATAAACAAGTAAAATATATATTTTTAAACACGGAGAAAATTATGACTGACGTAAATACAGCTGATGCTAATAATGAATTAGATCAGATTGAGGATCAGCGTTTTGTTGAGGATTATTCTTTTGAAAGATATGTCAGAGAACAATGCGCTAAAGTAGATTTATCTAGGTACAAAGAAGCATTTGATTTTATTGGCAAGAATAACAAGGGTGATTACTATCCTAGCAATATTCTTAAATTAGCATTTAGAGATTTATTTCCCTCTGCTACGTTTAAGTTTGAATTAAACAAGCCACATGAATACAGTAATACCTTTGCTGTTACTTGTTATGTAACTGTTACCTCTACGGTCAATGGTTTTACTTATTCAATGACTGGTGTTGAGACTAGACCTGTATATGCCAGAGGTGGATTCCAGAAAGGACAAGAAAACCCTGATTCAGTAATGATTCATAATGCACAAGAAAGATGCTTGGCTAGATGCTTGGCATTAGTATTTAATTTTGGTGCTGATGTCTATACAGAAAACTTAGACAATGAGTTGACCGATGAGGAAAAGCTTATGATTATTTCTGATGAACAAGTAGAGGAAGTGAAAGAATGGCTATCTGCTAACAACAAGGAAGAAAAGCCAATGCTGAAGTGGATCAATGAAAAATTTAAAACTAACACTGAATCCATTGAACAAATGACACAGGCTCAGTTTAAAGAAGTTGTTAAGGATAAAAAATGAATACACTTTACACTAAATATTACTGCGAACAAAGAAGCCCTGAATGGTTCGATTTGAGGAATGGTTGCTTAACCGCTTCATCAGTCTCAAAGATCATAACACCAACAGGACAATCAGCGACTGGTAAACAAGTTCTTGATGTCATTGATTCACTTATGAAAGGAATGGATAACCAAGAGGTTAAAAAAGGTTATGTCAGTCCAGCTATGCAACACGGTACAGATACCGAAGATGAAGCAAGAGCATTTATTGAATTTGATCTAGGTGTTGAAATTGAGCAAGTAGGATTTGTAAAATCAAACATCACACATATCAAAGACACCCCCGTTAATATGGGTTGCTCTCCTGATGGCATTATCAACGGTGATGACAATTATTTACTTGAGATTAAATGCCCCAATGGTAGCACTCATCTGTCATATCAAGACAAAGGAGTATTTCCATCAGAATATAAACCTCAAGTGCAAATGCAAATGTATATCATGCAAGCTGAAAAATGTTTGTTTGTTTCATACGATCCAAATGCACCAACGTATTCCAAATGCTTTTACAAAGAAGTACAAAGAGATGAGGAATATATAAGTTTTCTTATTAATGCAATCGAAAACACTTTTAAAAAGACTTACGAAAAAATTAATAAGTTAAAAGCTAAACCTAAATTTCAATTAAACAAAGGAGAATGAAATGGCAATGTTTAACGTTGTACAACCAAAACCGTACACCAATAAAAGTGGTGAAGAAAAAAGTAGATGGGTAAAAGTAGGTAAGGCATTTACTGACGACAATGGTAGTGTCAGTATTTACTTAGATGCTTTACCTCTGCCTGACAAAGAAGGCAACTGTAAGCTGAAGCTGTTTGAAGATGATGGTAACTACAGCAAAACCAATCAGTCAAACTCAAGCAATTCTGCAAACGACAATGATATACCTTTCTAGTTATGAGGGTACATCTTGGTAATTGCCTGAAGCAGGCTATAAAAACTAAACCAATCTGGAGTGCCGAATTAGCACGAAAGTTAAATGTAAAACCTCAACAGATACATCAATGGACGCAAAAGCAAGACTTGATGTTTAGTAGTGTCATGAGAATAACAAATGCTTTTGACATGACTGTTGATGAGTTTATTGCACTGGGTAATGATGAACAACCACTTGACTGAATCAGATAAAGCATTTACTGGAAAGTATAATCGCATTGAAGATGACTACCAATTAAAGGTAGCTAAAGAATCAATAGATAAAGCCTTTGAGAAAAATGCTTGGATTGAGATTCAGATAAGAACACCATCAACCAGAACCAGTAAACAAAACAATGCTCTTTGGTTATTTTGTAATCAGATTAGCGATGAGTTAAACAAAAATGGACTGGATATGAGAGATGTATTATCTCCTAAAATATTCATGGAGTGGACTGGTGACCAAGTGATGCAAAGAATTTGGAAGCCAGTCATGAAAGTTCATTGCAATAAGACATCTACGACTAGACTTGAAAAGAAAGAAGTTACTGAGATCGCTGATATACTCACAAGACACTTTGGTGAAACTCATGGTATCGTAGTGGTATTTCCATCTGATGAATCGTAAATGTAATCATTGCAAAAAGAAAAGTGAATCTGATAAAATGGTTCATATTGGGATTAAGGCGTTTTGTGATAATGTTTGTAAAAAGGCATTTATACTGTCTAACAAACATACTCTTAAAAACGGTTTGAAAAACACTAAGTCCACAAAGCGTCTTAAACCTAAAACTAATACACAATTAATCAAAGAAGTTCAAACCGTAGTCAACCGTTATGTCAGATACAGAGATATCTTAAAAGGATATGGCTGCATATCATGTGACAAACAATATGACGGAAACAAATTTGGATGGGATGCAGGTCATTACATCTCACGAAGACATAATAAAACAAGATTTCATTTAGATAACATACATTTGCAATGCAAAAGATGTAATCGTTATGGCAATGGTGAACCTATCGCCTATCGTAAGAGTTTAATCAAACGCATTGGTGAAGAAAAAGTTACCAAGCTAGAAAATGAGTATTTAACACCACATAAGTTTCCAAGCGAATACTTAGAAAGATTTAAAAAAGTATTTAGCAAGAAATACAGAAAGCTGGAGAAGATGTTAGATGATAAATAACGAAGAAGATACTTACGAATTATTAAAAAATACCAACAAAAGACATGAATCGCATTCCGACTACATATGTGAATATCCGCACAAGATAAATGGCATTGAATATTGGGTTCATGCCAAAAGAATTGATAATGATAAAAAAGAAAAATATTCCATAAGTTATCACAAGGTATTTGAGCAAGGTGCATATAAAAAGGAAAAAGATGAAAGATAATGTAAACAGTCCAAGCCATTACACAACTGGAGATATTGAATGCATTGATGCGATCAAAGCTAGTATGGGTATGCAACAATTTAGAGGATATCTAAAGGGTAATATTATGAAGTATATTTGGCGATACCAGATGAAAGGCAAAGTACAAGAAGATTTAGCTAAAGCTCAATGGTATTTGAATAAATTAATTGAAGATGAATCGGAGTATTAGATGAGCTGGTCAGTATGCCTAACAATTATTCGGGGGGAGAAAACATGCTTACTGCAAAGTTATGAAAACACCCAGCTCTATGAACCACTAATCAACATAATAATTATAACAATTTTTTAAAGAGTTTAGCAACAAATGGATTTATTAAAGTACAATGGTTTTGACGATGCAATTATCGGCATTTCTTTAGCACAACCAAACAGAGAGCCATCACTTATCTATGATTATGATAAATGTGTAGAAATTTGTTTGAAAGATAATGATATGAGCGTTGAAGAAGCAGAAGAATTTGTGCATTTTAATCTTGTTAATGTATTCATTGGAGAGTCTAATCCAGTGTTTATGATAAAAGGATTTGAACCTGATCTTGACACAGACACAAAGCCTAAGTTAAGATTAGTAAAGTGAGGGCTGTAAATGTATGCTTACCTCAATAATCATATAAGAACCATGTCGAGTGCAGACTTTAAATGCAACTGCGAAAGCGAAGGACAAGCTACACAAAAACGATGCAATGTTTAAGCCTAACAACATCGACCTGTGATATTAGATAAATCGTAGCGAGTTCACTGGAATCACATGGATGTGACAGGGACTTCATCTGGCAACAGGTGTCGATTCAAGTACCAAGTCTTCGGACTTTATCGCAAAAAGCGATTTGTGGTGTTCTACTGTACCAGTCAAGGGTAGAGTATCACAGGGAAAGAGGCTTATAATGTGTAAAATATGGGAGAAAACGATTGGAATTAAGAAAACATCAAGAAAAAGCTATTGATCAGCTACGGGAATCCTTTAAAAAAGGAAATAACCGAGTAGTATTAGGCGCACCTTGCAGTTTCGGTAAGACTGTATTATCTGCATATCTTTTGAAAAAATTTCAACTAGCAAACAAAACAGCTATGTTTGTGTGCGATAGGCTAAAGCTAGTAGATCAGACCATTAAAACCTTTGATAAATATGGAATCAACTACGGTGTGATACAGGGAGATCACCCAAAGTTTAACCTGAATAAAACAATTCAAGTAGCATCTACCCAAACACTATCACGAAGAACCAGTATGCTACCGACTGATTTTGACTTAATTATCATAGATGAGTGCCACATACAGTATCGTGGATTGATGGATTACCTTAAAACTTGCAAAGAAAGTAAAATAATAGGGCTTTCAGCGACCCCAATTAGCAGGGGATTGGGTGATTTTTACCAAGATTTGATAGTTCCTATAAAACCAAGAGAGTTATTGGATATGAATTATTTAGCACCAATCAAGTATTTTGTTGGTGAAACTATCGATACATCAAGGGTAAGAACAAGGGCTTTGCCTACTGGTGGTCAAGACTATCACCCTGATGACATTGGTGCTTTGTATGAAAATAACAATAGACTGACAGGTCACATAGTACAGAATTGGTTAGAGTATGGAGAAAACAAACAAACCATAGCGTTCTGCTCCAGTATTAAACATTCAAAGTATTTAGTTGAGACTTTTGAGAAAGAAGGAATATCAGCAAGACATATAGATGGCTACATGAATATTGAAGACAGAAGGAAACTATTTGAAGAACATGATGAGGGTAAATTTAAAATACTTTCATGCTCAAAGCTATTAAATACAGGATATGACGCACCAAAAGTCAGTTGTTTAATCGACTGCAAACCCACGAGGAGTATTATTTCATACGTTCAAACTTATGGCAGAATAATGCGCATAGCCGATAATAAACCTTATGCCATTGTATTAGATCATGCTTCCAATGTTCCAAGATTCGGTATGGCAGAAGATGTTGTTCCTAATCAATTACATAAAGGCAGAGAAAGATTTAGAGAACAAAGGCAAGTTGAGCCTAAACAAAAACCAACAATTGCTTGTCCCCAATGCAAGGTAATATTTACTGGATTTCAATGCTCATGTGGTTATAAGTTACCACAAACCAAAAGAATAGAATTCAGTGATGAAATGCTTGTGGAGTATGAAAGAAATAGTGTTAAAAGTGATTACACTGCTAGAGAAAAAGCTGTGTGGTACGAGAACCTAAAAACATTAGAATTTCAAAGAAACTATAAAAATGGTTTTGCTGAAATGATTTACAAGGATAAGTTTAAAGAATATCCACCTAAGAACAAAAGACACAGATTATTAAATGAAGTTAATGATGAAGTTAAGAACTATGTAAAGAGCAGATTCATTAGATATGCAAAAAGCAGAAAACAACGTGAAAGGAGACAAGCTAATGGCAAATAATAGAAGTGACTACTATGTTAAATACCAAAGAGAACTAAAAGAAAGTGCAGAAAAGCAAAAAGCAAGTTTTTCTGACTGGCAAAATAAAATGAATGAACTAAAAAGAAGAAGATTTAGTTAATAGGAGATTATTATGTTAAAACCAGACGATATAAAAAGAATGCTTACATGGGATAAAGATTATTCTTATCAATACGAGGTATTTATACAAGAAATAGATATTCACGATGAAGATTTAGATTCAGCAAAATTAGACCCAAAGGTTAAAGATGCTTTGGAAAATTTCGACATTGTTCCGCTTAAAGGATTTGATTTTACTGAGGAAGGCGAAAAAGAGCTTTTAAAATATGCTGAGAAATGCCTAAACCTTAATTTATATATGTCGATTACTATTGAAAGAATCTATGATGGAATATTGGGCTCTGTTGATGATAAGCCATTATTGTCATCATTTAAAATTTATCCTGAGATGCTTTCATATAATTATGACCATAGTAATACTGTATGTGACACTGCAAAAAAAGAATATACAGATACTTGTCAATGGACTCTATTAAAATACGATTGGTTTAATCAATTACCAAAACCAAGAATTAACGCTGCTTATGATATAAAAAATAAATTAGACGATATTCTTTTAAAGAAACATGGATTGAAGATAACAGAAGATTATAAAAATGATTCTGTTTTTAGCTAGTATGCTCTGTCCCGTATTTCATTAGATCACGGAGTCTTTCTGCTCTTGGTCCGACTTGTTTCGCCCAGAGTGAATCCATCATCTCTACCGATGCTGTTTCATAGTCACCGTCTTCTAATGCACGGATAAACTTCTTAAACTTAATTAATCGAGTGATGCCTAAGTTAAAACACATATTAATGAGTACACGCTTCCTTGTGCCGTCTAGTTTATTATAGAAATCAAAGTTAGACTTCAAATCACCCACACAGTAACGTATATCATTGTTTAG